TGGTTAAACGATAGAGCTATGTATAATAAATTATGTGATAATGATTCTAATATAGAATCTATAAAAGATTTAAATAAATATCAAAGAGAATATTTTATGTCTTAAAAGAACAAAGCTAGGCTTATGCCTAGCCCATTCTTCAAATAATTATTTAGTGATAATTTTATGTACGTTAGGAAACGATTTGTTTCTGATGTAAAAATTTAATGCCCACTGCCAGTCTTCTTTATACTCAGTTCTGCAGTAGTCTTCTAGTGTGTCTCCGTTTGTTTCGGCAATGCTAAAAAAGTTTAAACACTTATTAACAAATGCGTTTGTTACGGAGAAAGTTCTTGGGTACTCCATAGATTCTCCTTTGTTGATATCTCAGCCAAGGCTCGCCAATAGTCCTTGTCTTTGATAGGGAGTCTATCAAACTTATACTTAGAAGTCAATGATTTATTACTGAATGACAGGTATAGCTTTTTTGCAAACCTATCATACTTAGTTGAATGTGGGTAGTTGTGTGTATTTTTCATGTGTCTCCAAAAGAAAAGGGCTAACCCTAAGATCAGCCCCTTATACGGTTGTGGAAGTGGTTCCCCAAACTGTTTCTAAATATTGCATCTAGAAGAAGTAAGGTTCTTTGTGCCCCCCTGTCTCCGTTGTTAGTCTTATTATATCAAAAGATATAACATTTGTCAAGAGGTAAATGCCTCACTCCAATCTCCTTGGACTGCTCCCTTTGCATACTCAGTTGCTCTAGTCTCAAAGAAGTTCTCGTGTGCCTGCCCGTTGACAATATAGTCCACCCATTCAAGTGGATTCTCTTTAACTCCGTAGTTAGGTTTTAAACCTAACTGAAGTAATCTTCTGTCTGCCATGTAATGTATATAGTTCTTTACTTCTTGAGGTGTAAGTCCTTGCACTGGTCCTTGCGCGAACGCAAGATCAATAAACTTTTCTTCAAGAGTTACCATATCTCTACATATATCGTAGAGTGACTTCTTAAATTTATCATTCCACACATGTGGCTTTTCATCTAATACATTATGTAAAAGCTTAATCATATTTTCTACATGGTGATTCTCATCTCTGATAGACCATGCAACAATCTGACCCATGCCTTTCATCTTGCCAAACCTTTGAAAGTTTAACAGCATAATGAATGAACCAAACAACTGTAAGCCTTCACCGAATGCAGAGAACACAGCCATATCGCGTACGATCTTTTCTTCTTCCGTGCCCCCTTTACTTTCCCAAAGATAGTTATGCTTGTCAGCCATCTCTTTATATTCTTGGAAAGCTTTATACTCTCTATCGTCCATACCTATAGTATCGTTTAATAAAGAGTAGCTGTGTGCATGGTTAGCCTCCGATGTAGCAATAGCGGATAACATCATGCGCACCTCTGGTTTTTTAAACATGGGTATATACACATCCATATAGGCTTGTGCAATATCTACATCACCTTGTGTAAAAAAGGTAAGAATCTGTTTCACTAGATTCTTTTCTGCATCATTCATCTTAGAGTTCCAATCACTTACATCTTCATGTAATGGAACTTCACTAGGTAACCAATGCATCTTCTGTTGTTGGTCGTAAGCTTCAAAAGCCCACGGATATTCAAATGGTTTGTAATATTCTCTTCCTTCAAATACTGACATTTTTCCCTCCCTATGCCTCGCATGCCGCGCAGGCTGTCTCGTCTGTGTTAAAGTCTTGTCTTATTGTTCTCTCTATTTTACTAGATAGGTTCTCCACTTTCTTAAGTGCTTGACTTCTCATGTAGTATAGAGTTTTAATTTTACTTTTCCATGCTCTCATATGTATACCATGTAAAGTTTTGGTGTCTACATCTGGTGGTAAAAATAAATTTAAACTTTGTGATTGACAAATATATTGTTGTCTATCTGCTGCTAAGTCTACCAACCATCTTTGATTCATCTCAATGGCTGTCTTAAATACTTCTTTATCTGCATCAGATAAAAAGGACAAGTGTTGTACACTGCCACCATTAGTTACGATAGACTTCCATACTTCTTTATTATTTCTATCGTACTTTAATAGTACCTTTTCTAAGTATTTATTCTTCATTAAGAATGTACCACTCAAAGTCTTTTGAGAAAAAGCATTTGCTCTTAGTGGTTCTATAGACGGAGAAGTTCCCCCACAGATTACTGATGAAGAAGCATTAGGAGCAATGGCGATGACATGTGAATGTCTTAGTCCTGTGCCTTCCATATCTGCAGGTGAACCCCTCTCTGCGCCAAGCGTCTTATTAGCAGCTTGAGCCTCGTTATGTATATGCTTAAAGATATATTCATTAATAGATTTAGACATTGGGCTGTCCATAGATATACTTCTCTTCTGAAAATAGCTATGTAATCCCATTGTACCTAGACCTATTGCTCTTTCACAACGTGCAGAATTAACAGCCCTCCACATATAATCGGGGGCATCATTAATAAAAGTTTCTAATACGTTATCTAGCATACGCACAATATCTTCTATGAATTGTGGGTTATCTTTCCACTCATCAAAGTATTCTAAATTAACAGAGGACAAACAACACACAGCAGTTCTATCTTTTGCTGTTGGTAATGTAATCTCTGAACATAAGTTAGAATGGTTAAACTTTAATCCTAATTTCTTTTGTGTATCTGGTAAAGCTTCATTAACTGTATCAATAAAACTTATGTATGGTTCACCTGTAGCTATTCTAGTTTCAAGTAATTTAATCCATAAGGTTCTGGCATCTATTGTCTTTATAGTTTGCTTAGTATGAGGATCAATTAAATCCCAAGCCTCTCCAGCATTTACAGCTTCCATAAACTTATCAGATATATTTACACCATGATGTAAGTTAAGATTCTTTCTATGTATATCTCCACCTGTCGGCTTTCTCATCTCAATAAATTCTATAATTTCTGGGTGGGATATATCCATATAAGAAGCATAGCTTCCTCGTCTAGTAGCGCCTTGATGAAACGCAGTCATCTGTGAATCAACAACATGCATGAAAGGAATAACACCTGTAGTTTTATTTCCAATACTTGTAGCCATACCTTGTGATCTTACATCACCCCAGTAGCCTCCTATACCACCGCCCATACTAGACAACCAAATGTTTTCAGTATAGTGGTCCGCTAATCCTTCTCTAGAATCATCCACGTAATTTAAGAAACAAGATATAGGTAGTCCACGCGTAGTGCCCCCATTGGATAACACAGGAGTAGAGAACATAAACCATAGTTTACTTGCATAATCATATAACCTTTGGGCATGAGCTTGATCGTCTGCAAATGTCTTTGCTGCTCTAGCAAATGCATCTTGAGGGCTAGCCTCCGTTGGTAGTAAGTATCTATCTTTGAGTATAATCTTGCCCGATTCGGTTAAAAAATTATCACGTGAGTATTCTATATTTATTTTCATCTATATCCTTTCATGTTGTCCTGTGAAGAAGCGCGAGCTTTTGATTCTATCATAACTTGATTGGGAACACAAGCCCGTCTTTAACTTGAATGTATCCAGCCTCTTCCATAGCCCTAACTGTTTGCTCTGATTCGCCTGGTGCGAGAGTTCTTCGAAGTAATTCGCGCTTGAAGTGACGCAAACTTATGAAGTTTCTCTCTGTATTTAGCATAGTTTCTTTAGTCCAGATTGCCATATCCTGTGCTAGCTTACCCGCTCTAGCCATACCAAACCCTGCCAATGCTTTAGGCATAGCTTCTTCTACTTCAAACATAAGGTCCTTAGTTCTTTGCCAATGATCCCAAGTAATTACTTTCTGTGTAGAACAACTTGCAGACACAGCCAAGGCTACTTTAATAAAGTGTGATACTCTACGTTGGGTATACTCAGCTAAGTTAGGGTCTGTAGGTATAGGCTTCAAGCCAGATTCTATATCAAGATTGATCTTATCAAATGCTCTGTCATCAAAACGCATAGGTCCGTACATCTTTGCTATCTCTGATAAGTCGCATCGTAAGTTATGTATGGTAGAATCTTCTACTCTATCTTGTAATAAAGATTGTGGTATTTTTTCCCCGTCAAAAAAGACAGGTATAATTCTTGATAACAAACCTTGTGACCTAGCATCTTCGGGTAAGTTATCAACAAACTGTTCGGGTGTAGCACATGCAATCCAATTTAAACAAGGACCTTTTATTATATGCTCGCCTGCTGTTTTAGTTTTATGTGAGTACTCTTCTTTACTATCCCACATATCCGTAAGAAACATTTGTAAATATCTTTCATGTCTATGTAAGAATGTACCTAGTTCTGATGTAACTAATGTTAATGAACCGTCATAAAACTCATCACCTATTGTAGATAAACGCATATCAAATCTAGATGCTTTAGACATATCTACTGCTAACTTCTCTGGTGTTATCCTATCTTGTATGCAATACAAAGGATACTCTTTTAAACCGTATTCAGTTAAGCCAGAGTTAAAATTTTCATGGTCTGGTGTAGTACCTACAGGTGTAGTTAACTTACGAAATACTTTAGTATATGGTAGAATCAAACTGACTGATTTGTTACGCCCAGGTCCAGCCACCAACACAACGAATATATTAGCACGTATATCGTAGTTAGCCATAGGCATCCAGACTCTTCTACCTAGTGCACCAGACACAGATGACAGAGCCGCCCACCTTCTAAACAGTTTAGGTATAGGGCTTTTACTAGTAGCATCTACGCATGCTTCGATGTAGTCTTTATATATTCTAGACATTGTGCCCTCCCTTCCATGTTTTTAAATTCTTCCAAGTGTTACCAACTTCTACAGAAGAAGGAATGATTAACTCTTTACCATGCACAACCATAGGATTAGTCATGCAGTCAACTATCTTAGGCATCAATTCATCTACCTTTTCATTAGGTACTTGACCTAGGATAGCATCATGCACCTGTCCTAAGACTTGCACACCCTCGCCTTGCAACTCATTCCATACTCTATAAAGCCCTATATTTAATAGATCACCTATAGTAGATTGAGGTACATAAGCAATAGCACCACGTAATGTAGTAGCATCATTGAGTCTGCCCCAGAATTGTCTGCGTCTACCCAGCGGTGTAGTAAGCGTTCCAGTATTTGATAGCTCATTTGCTATACTGTCATGCCACTTCCTGATTCCAGGGAAAGCGCCTGGAACATCCAGGTATTTAATCTTATCACCATATACTTTACCATATGCTAGAAGCTCATCAAAACCAGCTCTAGGATCTTGTTTATGCCACCTATTAACTGATTCTAAGGCTACTACACCGCCATAATATAGCAGTTGAAACCTTGTAGCATGTGCTACTTTAATCTTTAAATGCCTAGCTAATGACGTAGCTGACAAGCCATAGTTAGTACCATGACCTGCACGTTTACACATATCTCTAAAGCTAAACTGTAAGTAGTAAGGATTCTCAGCAAGCGCTCTTTCCTGTGCAGGATCACCACTCCAACCCATGTTTTTCCAAACCATTTTAACAACAGTGGTATGCAAGTCACCACTCTCACAAGCATTGATGTACCCCTCGTCACCTGTAAGATAAGCAACCACACGGGATTCAGCTTGCTCTAGATCAGCATAGAACATAGTCATACCTTCATCGGGTATGAATATTTCGCGCAAGTCTTTTGTTATATTTTGAAGATTAGTTCCTGTACCCCAAGGGGCTTCTGAAGATGACCAACGTCCTGTCTCTGTGCCTGCCACATTATAAGAGCAACGTATTCTATTGTCGTTATCTCTGTCTGTGTCTAGCACACCAAGGTGTTTGTCTATGTCACGTAATGCAAGAATAGCATTACAAAAAGGTTTTGCTCGTGGATAATTTTGGCGCATGTATTCAAGCGCTTCACGATCTGTTGAAACTTTTTGCTTACCTTTCTTATAGGACATAACTTTAGGTATGCCTAAGTGTAGATAAAATAAATTCTGTAATTGTTTAGGTGATGCATGGTTTAGATCTTTACCTGTTGCCGCATTTGAAAACAAGTTAAGCATGCGTTCTAATTTAACTCTGGTATTTTTCAAGGGGGCACGCATATTTTTAACTGCTTCTAAGTCCACACGTAATCCTTTTAACATCATAGCCATAGCAGGCTTGATGCTATCTAACTCAAAGTTGTATGTGCCTGTGGTGGTATCGTCTAGATCTGTCTTGATCTTCTGCCAAATCTCTTGGGTGACTGCACAATCTAATGCGCAATAAGTCCAGAGTGTTTGTTCAGAATCTAACTCTATGTTTTGAATGTCTACATTCTTTATTATTTTTGCCATTGCTTTTGTCTCCCATGCTAGTCGTAGTCTCTTTCAATAATCATATCTATGTAGTGTTTAGCTTTTTCTAAATCTTGTTTGCCTCCCTTCAATGTGTGTCTGCATATATACTTTATAGCATTGCCTTCTGCAAACGGTAGTCTGTTTTGATTAGTAAACTGTGCAGGTTGTATTGCAAAACTTTTGTAATGCTCCCCACCTATTTGCTTATCCAAACTAGTGTACTTATTATTGTTGTATTTATATTTGTCTCTAGTATATTTATCTGTAGAGTTCATCTTGTCCTCCTATAATTTCAAAAATCTTTTGTCTCGTATTGTGTGCATGTAAAAAAGAATAGTCGCACACTATAATAAAATCTTCTGTCTTTCCTCTCAGCCATATCTTGGCACGTTCCTTGTTGGCTATACTTTCTCTCGACTTGTTTGTTGATAAGAAGTCTGATATCGCTAGGTCAATGACGGATCTCCACAACCGTACTTCACTTTCGATAGTTACTAAATCATTTGGTATATGTAACTCCGAAAAATATGGAGCACGTTTGTACATTATTACATCTATTCATCTCTCTTAGTACTCTTTGAAAACTTAGCCATAGTTTTCCAAGCACCCTCGTTTGTGTATATAGAACCAAGAAAGCCTAAGCCCTTCTGTTGTTCTGGCTGTAGTGCATGTTGAGCATGCATTGTATCATGTATCTTACCTTTAACATTTATGTTCTGCTTATAAGATAACCATGACACATCATACGTTTGGTTCTGTGCAACCTTAGTAATCTTTTCGTTTTCTAAAATTCTTTTAACCCAAGCCCATGCTTGTTGCTCATGCTTATTATCTTTCCAATAGTTTTGTAAATCATTTCTCGTATCTTTAAAGGGTATAACTAAAGCAACGGAATCAGATGGAGCAAAACCAATACAAGTAATAAAACCTCCACTAGTTTCAATGTCAAAGCTAAGTGGGCTAGCTTCATTATCTTCTCGTATATATTGTTCTTCAAATTTATTAAGGTCTTCGATATTAGGTTCAATCCATAACTCTCTTTCTTTTATTTTTATATCGGGTGTCTCAGATTCTGCTACTGCTTTCTTAATGTCTGAAAGAACAACAGGTCTGAAGTCAAAGTTTCTTATCACGGCACTAGGGCTAAAGGTAGGCAAGACTTTTGTTCCCCCTGTGAGGTTAGATTTAAGAACAGTTCCCCTGTAAGTTCCTATCTTATCTAGCCCTGTCAGCGCCCATAACGCGATACTCCCCATTGCAATAATTACATTAGGTTTGCACGCGTTAAGCTCGGTCTCTAGTCTATCTATCTCTCCCTCGTATTCTTCTTTCAAGAAGCCGAAGCCATTCACAGGAAACTTCGAGCGACTCTTCCCCTCTTTAAGCAATGCTTTATAAGAGTTTTTATTATTGAAGAAGTGTGCAGGATTTTCCTGTGCTGGCTTCTGAGAGAGAGCATAAGTGAGCAAACAGTTTTCCACATTTAGGTCTAATATCTCACACATCTTGTGAAACATTTTACCTGTACTACCAACCATGATTTGACCAAGACGTTGTTCATCTGTACTTGGAAAGTCAAAGACGAACGCGATCATGGATTGACCATTACTTGGTTGCTGTGAAGGAACTGTCTGCTCTGTCATGCTAGAGTATTCTTTTTACTGAGGCTTGTAGAATATCTTTATTCTTACCAACCATTTCGTGCTTGATTAAACCCTTAAAGGTTTTACCTATTGCCATTTCTAGCAATTCACTATATGGTAAGTCATCTACATGACCTAGTTCCAGTCCACTTGTAAGGAAAGACTTTAATCCTGTAGCAGGATTCTTAACCTTCAAGGCATTAGGTGTAGCCCAGAACTCCATACGTGTGGGTTCTGCATTACCTAGTTTGTCGTCAGTTAGGTCTGAATCAATCACCCCAACTGCTTTGACATTTAGTCTGATGAGTGGTGTTTGGTTTTCCCCAACCTCATCTGCTCTGTAAGATGTTACAGAGAATTCATAACTACCCTCGGGAAGTACAACCGATTCGGGTGTATCTTGAGGTGTCATGTTTAAAAAGTCAGCAACGTTAGACATTATTTATCTCCTTTCGAATTGCTCTCTTTGAGTTTTGCCTTTGCATTTTTCTGAATAGAATCAAATAGTTTATTTAAATCTAATTCGATATTAGGTTCTATTAAAGAAGGCGCTGTAACTTTCAGATCCATTTTATGATCTGACATTGTACGTATCGTGCGCTCTGTTCCTTTACTAGATGATCTAGTATCTATTCTGCAAACACAGTTAAAGTATCTACCAATCTTAGTTGATAGCTTAGAACCTACGGAAGTTGGGTATGCTTTGGACACTCCCATATCACCTTCCATATACTGCATGTGTGTTGTCACAACAACATTACACTTCACTTCATCGCCTGTAATGTACTGTATAATATTCTGCACATCACGCGCTGCAGCACCCCATTCTGGTTGGCTTGCTTGCTCAGTAGGTTTCTTGTTATTAAAAACGAGAGCGGCTCGTAGGGCAGCCTCCCCCATAAGTGTTAGGGAGTCAATCACTAGAACCGTATCCTCTCCCCATTCTTTCACGTGACCCAAGTCTTCATCACCGTCTTTCCAATGAGACAACAATCGTGCCCCTCGTCTAAACGAATCAGCTTGAGCTAGTGAATCTCTTAACGTAACATATGAGACGTTCTTTACTGCATCTGGTTTCAGAAACTCTGGCAGTATGTCAAGTCCGTCATCATAATCTAGTATACGTAGCTTCTTACCTGCGTTAGCTAAACTCGCTAGGGCAGATGTCTTACCACTACCACTGTCTCCACAGAGAAGTAGCTTAGTAACACTCGTAGATTTATGTTTACTTATATTTGCCATAAGTTGGTCTCCTGTTATGTTTGTAATTATATACTAAATAAATTATTTGTCAACAAAATATTTGTTAAGTATCTCAATTTGTTCTTCATACTTCCCCATTGCATTAAGTTCTTTCTCTATACTTTCTAGTATATCAGTGTGTTCACCAACACCAACAGCACTATCCATATAAATTAATACGTTGGCTCGGTGCTTTGCAATCTGTCCTTCAGCATGCTTTAACATTGCATCAATCATTATCAGCTTCATTGTTTACCTCCTTCTATTACTTCTAATTTTATTGGTTTAGTTTCTTCAAGATCGGGATGATACTCTTGTTTGAAATCCGTGCCAAAGAATATATGTCTTTGTGATTTCGCGTGAGCACATGCCTCTCTATATCTACAACCCCCGTAGTTTCCACAGGAGGTGAAGTTCGCTGGGTAATATTGCGAGTTAGCATATACATCTGATATCTCAAGATGATGTAGTGTATCATTGTACCACTCATCAATTAATTCTTTGGATACATTGTATACTTGCCTAGCAAATCGGCAGAAGTTAGCGCCTGTTTGAACTCCGTCAATAATAAAGCCGTCAACAGGTAGCTTCAGTACCTCACGGCATGCCCATATATAAGCAAAGACTTGGTTAGCTGGCATATAGCCATTGAAATAGTACTCTGATAGAGCAGTCTTTGTAGTCTTAGTATCAACAAGATATAACCTGTCATCAACAGAAACAATCTTATCTATACGACCACTAAACCTGTGCCCCTTGTCACCAATAGGTACTTCGAATCTCTGCTCTAGTGCAGGCGATCCGTCTGGCATAGTAGCCAGTTTCAAATTGTCATCCCAAAACTCCTCAGCTTTCCATACAACAGCACGAAGAGCAGCTTCCAATCCTCTTGCACTATCATCTGCAAGTTTTAGATCTTCACCATAATCTTTTAGTACTAGGGATACAGCTTGTTTGACTGATGCTTCTTTGGTCATGCCCTCATGTCTAGCCTTATCTAACTCTTCCAATCCTGCGTGTACTGCAGAACCAAATCCTGTAGCACTAGAGTACTTGGTAGATTTCCACCCGTCTAGCACAGAGAACTTGTAGTATCTAGGACAAGCTAGAAAAGAACTAAGACTTGAAGTATCCCATATCTTTTGTACAGGTTGACCGTTATCATCCCAAATAAACTTTCTTATTCTAGGTAAGCTATCGTCTCCCATGTGTATCCCCTTTCGTTTACTTTATTTCTGGTAATATTAATTCTGGTCTGTACTTAATATAGTTTTCTATTAAATCAGAGGGCACGCAAGTTAGTATTAAACTATCAATGTCGTTCAACTCTGTCATAATATTTTCTTTAGCTATTTCGCAATTAGGTACATCAAGATATAAATATTGTGAAGCTATGTTTATACATTTCTTATCATCCATAGGACCTAAACATAAATATCCTAATAAGAAGACTGCTGTTTTCATGTCTCTGATACTAGCATATCTAATATGTTCTTGTCAAATTTCTTTGGTACTTTTTTAACAGCACTCTTCTTAGATATTCTTTTGCCGCTAGCCTCTGCTTCTCTTACGTTGATACGTGTAGCTTGTAGGTAATCTACAATCTTACTGATTGCTACATCATCATTAGATAATTCAATTGAATCTTTCTCAAGAAGTTCAGTTGGTATCTCTATTGTTTCTGCTTCACTCATGTGCCCCCCTAATGTTTAGTCTTTGAATCTGTCTTGTTGTCATTTAACTTCACATATATAGATTCCAATGTGTCACCTGTTCTCTCGTGTACCTTTTGCATCTCATCAATCAATGGTCCTGCTGTTGTAAACGTATGTAATACATCTGCAAGTAAACCAAACGAACCCATTGTTCCATACTTTAATAATGAAAGACGCATACCTATTTCATATAGTGATGATATCATTACATCAACATCATAACTCTTAGATACACTCACCAATGGTTCTTTTAATTCTTCAACACAGGCTTCAAAATCTGCCCTATACTTGTCTTCTTTTGTCATAGTTTCTCCCCTGTTTCTGCGTTGAGTACATCTAATTCTTCTAGGTCATCTAGAATATGTATGATCTCTACGCCATTTTCTAATTGTTTTATTTTAAGTGTGTCATATTTATATGGATCACCCTCCCCCTTCTCTTCTGCTAACCCTCGATATGCTTTTATGTATTGGTATATACGCATACGTAAACTGAAAGGTCGGTCATGTTTAATTAAAAACTTGGGTGCTTCCTCTGAGTTTGGGTTATCTATTTCTTTTAGAACCTTTTCCAAAGCGACTGAAATATCTGTCCAACGGTAAAGGTTGCCCTTCTGTTTCGTCATTGTTTATCTCCTGTAAATATTCGTGGTCATTGGGGTCGAACATGGCATCATTTTCAAAATCTTCCACGTCAAACACATCATCAACCAAATCAATAGTCTCGTCTAGTAAGTAGTCATCACCTGTTGCGTATCTTTTCTTACCCATTATATACTCCTATTCTAATATACCTAACACAAGCCCCCAAATTAACAGAGCAAACACACCATATGTAGATACAAATAGCATAGCCCCTGTAATTTTAGAACAGATGTCGTCAAATTTATCTGGACCCATGTGCTTTAGTTGTCCATTCTTTTATATTATCTGTTGTGATAATTCTTTTGTTTGATAGTATAGATTCGTTAGTAGATATAGCAGGTGTATCTTCTATGATAAACATATCAGCTATATGTTCTTTACCATCTAAGGTTTCTACTATAGTATTTACTAACGTATATCCTGCGTTAAGTTCCATTGCCGTTATGGATTCGTAAACTACATCACTCTTTATCTCATACAGTTCACCTTTTATTTTATACTTACATATCTTAGTATCGTAATGTCTAAATGTAATTGGGTAGCTGTTTAAGAAATCTTTGATAGTGAAGTTGCTATCGGTGGTGATAGCCTCACCAATTTTCTTTTGCTTAGTAAGTAGCCCGTGCAATCGCTCACCCTTTTTAAGTGTGCCATACACAAACATTAGTCTCTTTTTATTGCTCATATTATACCCTCATATTTTCGCGTAACCAATCCTTTAACTCTGACTTACAGAATAGTTCAGTCATAAAGTTTCCAAAGGAATTAACTATGTGTTCTTCGTCTTTGTCTTTCATGTTGTACTGATAAAATGCTACGTGCATACACTCATGCACGACCACATTGAAAGCATCAGCACCACCCTCTTCAATCATCTCTTGGTCTAGATAGATTTTATATGGGGGCTTCTGAACGAACATGCCTTGTGCGTCTCCCATTTCATACATCACTTCGTGGGGGGCAACAATTAATTCTACTTTAAAAGGTCCGATTGTCACAAACTTAGGCAGTCTTTTATTTTTTCCCATAGATTTGTATACCATGCTTTCTCTTTTTTGTCAAGTAAAATCTTATTATTCTTATTATCATTAAGGATATGATACCATACCCAAAACAT